GGTCTCGGTCGTCGCCTGTGCACCGAGCGAAACAAACGTCGTCGTCGTGCCGGTCGAGAGGCTGGCCGTGCCCTCGGTGCCGAGCACCATCGCCGATGTCGTCGTCGGGGCGGCGCTGCCCTGCAATAGCCAAGCCTGCGCCGACGGCCAGGCGAGAACCGCGGCGAGCAACGCCGCGACAATGAAGACGAGGCGGCGCATCTTACGGGTGCGCCCAGACGGTGATCGTGCCGGCCCCGGTCGTCCAGGTGCCGCCGCTCTCGGCGACGAGGCAGAGCGTATCGCCGGAGGTGATCGACGATGTGGCGACGCCCAAGGATTGCTCGGTGTTCACGGTGCCGTTGGCGTTGAACGCCGTCGTGTTCATCTTGGTGCCCGAGCCGCAGGCCGTGCCGCTCGGCGTCTCGTAGACATCGACATTGGCCGTAGCGCCCGCGGCGGTATCGACCCAGCCATAGATCGCGGTGATCGTCATCGCGACCGGCAGGTGGACCGCCGTGCTGTGCGTCGGCGTGACGCCGGCGATGAAGCCGAGATCGAAATGCGTCAGCTCGGCGGCGGCTCCGCTGTCGACGAGGTTCGAGCCGCTGATCTTGACCCCGTCGCCCGAAGTCAGAGAGCCGCTCACGGTGACCGAGGCCGGCAGCACCGATCCGTTGTAGGAATAGGTGCAGAAATAGGAATTCGGGCTCGATCCCTGGTCGAGCAGCTGCACGGCAAAGCCGGCCGGGACGGTCAGCGAGGTCGGCGTGCCCGAGACGCAGCCGATAAAGGTTGCGGTGCCGCCGACGGTCACGACGGTATAGCCGTGCCCGGACTGGTCGGCCATCTGGTAGGGCGCCAAGGTCCCGGCCGGGTTGGGGGCGGTGAACTGGATCGAGCCCGTGCCGTTCGCCAAGACGAGCCGCGCGGTGTCGCACAAGGCCCCGCCCGAGCAATCGGCATTGAGCACGTAATTCGCCGTCTTCGCGACCTGCCCGGCCTGGGTGTAGAGCGTCGACCCATTGGTGACGGTCTGCGCCGTCGAGGTGCCGTTGAAGGTGGTCTGGCTGTTGCCGAGGCCGGGGCCGGCGGTGATCGTCGTCGTGCCGCCGGTCGAAACGCAAGTCGCCACGCCGGCCGCCGAAAGCGTGCCGACCGCCTGGCCGCCGGCGCATGTCGTCCCGGCATAGGCCGACGGCGTGTTGCCGTTCGCGAGCACGATATCGCCATTCGTCGACCAGGTGATCGACGCGTTGTAGCCGGGGATCGTCAGCCCGCTCGGCAATGTCGAGGACAATGACGGGACGCCGCCCGACGACGTGACAAGCACGCTGCTGTTCGCTGTCGCCAGGTTGGCGAAGGCGCCGCCCGTCGCATAGACGAGGTCGTTGTTGGTCGGGGCGAAGGTGCCCGTGACCGTCGTCGACCCGTTCCAGACAGCGATCGCCCCGCTGGTGATCGATCCGCTCGTCGAGACGTTGCCGCTACCCGATGGGGTGGCGCAGCTGACCCCACCCGACGCCGACAGACCAGTTGCAAACTGGCTGCCGGTGCAGGACGAGCCGCCATAGGCCGTCGGCGCGTTTCCGCCGTTCGACAACATGATGTCGCCGCTGGTGGGCCACGTCACCGTCGCGTTGTAGCCCGGGATCGTGAGGCCGCTCGGCAGGGTCGTAGACAGAGATGGCACACCGCCCGAGGACGTGACAAGCACGCTGCTGTTCGCCGTCGCCAAGTTGGCGAAGGCGCCGCCCGTCGCATAGACGAGGTCGTTGTTGGTCGGGGTGAAGGTGCCCGTGACCGTCGTCGACCCGTTCCAGACAGCGATCGCCCCGCTGGTGATCGATCCGCTCGTCGAGACGTTGCCGCTACCCGATGGGGTGGCGCAGCTGACCCCACCCGACGCCGACAGACCAGTTGCAAACTGGCTGCCGGCGCAGGACGAGCCGGCGTACGCAGTCGGCGCGTTTCCGCCGTTCGACAACATGATGTCGCCACTAGTGGGCCACGTCACCGTCGCGTTGAAGCCTGGGATCGTGAGGCCGCTCGGCAGGGTCGTAGACAGAGATGGCACACCGCCCGCCGACGTAACCAGAACGGCACTATTGGCGCTCGCGAGATTGGCAAAGGCGCCGCCCGTCGCATAGACGAGGTCGTTGTTGGTCGCCGCCAGCCCGGCGGGCGAATTGGTCCCGTTCGAGACGACGACGCGCCCGGAAGCGGGCCAGTTGACCGATCCGCCGCCGCTCGCGCCGGCGACAAGCCACCAGCCGCCGGTCGGATCGCCCGAGACCGTGGCGCCGCTCGATCCGGCGACGGGCACACCCGAGTTCGAACCGTTGACCGGGATGCCGCCCGAACCGACGATGATAGCGACCCCCGAGCCGTTGTTGACGATCGTCCCATGCCAGGCAACGGCGGGCAGGGTCAGTGTGTCGTTCCCAGAGCCGGAATAGACAACCGGGCCGCAGGTCGACGGCAGGATCGCGCCATTGCCTGAGAAATAGGCCGGCGGGCAGTCGGCGCGCGCGCCGCCGGCGAACGCGGTGAGCGCCAGTAGCGCCGCCGCGGCAAGAGTGCGGAGCCTCATTCTCGATCCTGTCCTTGCAAAAGAAAACCCAGCCCACGCAAGGCCGGCCGAGCCGGTCTTTGTCGGCGTCGAGCTTCAGCCGTTGGCGATGTTCGTAATCACGCCCATGGCGAACGGCGCATAGACGGCGAGCACCTCCTCGGCATAGACGCCGACCTGGCGCTGGCGGGTGACGATCGGCCAGTCGATCTGGTAATAGTCCGTCCGCGTCTTGATCTCGGCGACGTTCGGCACTTCGTTCGACTGGTATTGGATCGGCAGATTCTCGGCCCAGCCGATGACGGTGCCGGGCGGCACCCGCGGGTGAATTCTGACCGGGATGCGCAGGCCGCCGTCGAGTGCGAACGGGTTGTAATAGTAGGCAATCGTGCCTGATGCGGTGATCTGATATTCGCCGCCGCCTTCGCCATCGGCCGGACGGTCATAGCGCAACAGCGGGCCAGAGCTGTTCGAGAGTACCTTGCTGGTGATGTTCTTCAATTCCTGCGCGTTGACGTAGAGGACGGTCGGCGACAACTCAAAATTGTTCCACATGGTTTGGAACATCGTATCGATCTCGACGACCGAACCGCGGCCCGAAGCGGTCAAGGGCGTGCCGGTCCCGGCGGTGCCGGTCGCCATCGTGTTGATATAGGCATTCGAACCGGAGGCAAGCGCTGCGGTCAGAAGACCATTGAAAGCATAGCTCACGTTGTAGCTGTTGTCGGCCGTGATGACGCTTGCCGATTGCGTGCCGGCGACGAGCGGTGCGGCGATCGTCACCGAGTTGATCGTGGTGATCGCCTGTAGCGTGCCCGAGCTCGCAGCATTGGTCGTGCCGACGAACCAGGCATAAGCGACCGCGCCAGTCACCGCGCCGACGCTCGCCGCGAGCATGTTGGTGCCCGAAGTGACCGACTGGCCGGAAGAAAGCGCGCTGATGTTCGAACTGCCGCCGGCGAGCGTATAGCTGCGGCCGTCGGCGCCGGTGACGCTCTTTGTCGTCGGTACGGCCGAGGCGGCGGTGACGGCGGAATTGCTGGTCCCGGCGACGACGTTCAACGGCGTCCCGCCGGCATTCTGGAAGCCTTCTAGAGTGAGTGCGACGACCTGGACGTAATAGGTGGCGGTCGTCAGCGTCGATGCGGTGTTGGCGATCGCCGAGACGGTGACGGTGCCGGGCGTGCCGAGGCTGACACCGCCGGCCGATGCGCCGGCATTGCCGCCGAGGATCGCCATTTCCTCCTTCAGCATCATCTTCTGCAGAAGGCGGAAGGTCATCCGCGCCTGAATGTCCTCGAAATGGACGCCGGCGGCGATCGCTTCGTAAGTCGCCGCGTCTTCCTCGCCGATCGTCACATAGGATGCCGACTTGTTCGACGTGTTATAGGACATCTGCCCGGAGCGCTGGCCTTCCGGAACCCACCCCATCGCGTCGAAGCCCGAGCCGACGATGGCGTTGACCTGGCGCCAGTTGGTCGCCATGCCGGTGCCGCCGCCGACGCGCGGGATGGAATTGCGCAACGGCGTGATGACCGGATAGAGGTTCTTCGCCGGCGCCTGCAGATCGTAGGCGACAAGCCCGGTCCCGGTCGAGATCGCCTTGGCGATGTCCTCGCTCGGGCTTTTCAGCGCCTGCTTGTAGAGGCTGAGGGTTTCTGCGGTAATCGAGTTCACTTACTTCCTCCTCGGAACCCGGCGGGGATCGGCTGACTCGGCGCCGTTCCCGCCATCCTGCGGCGCCTTGATCGCGGGTTGAAATTCGGCCGATGTGGACACCGGCGCGGCAGACAAATCATTCGAGGCGACCCGGAAGCCGCCGCTGCGGATCAGCCAGAAGGCCGCCTCGCGCGGTACGCGGATGCGGCCGTTGTTGTCGACGCGATAGCGCTCGGTGCCGTGGTTCGCCTCGTCGCAGCCGCCGGGTGCCACGAGTTCGATCAGATCCTCCCGCGCCGCCATCACTCGGCAGCCATCGCCTGCGGGCCGCCCGGCCGGAGCCGATACGGTTTCAGCTTTGCCGCCTTGATCAGCAGCATCGCCTGCTGGTCGGGGCTCATCTTGGCGATCCGCGCCATCAGATCCTCGTCGCTCGGTTCACCGGCCGGTGCGCCGTCCTCGCGTTTCTCGACGCGGGCGAGCCCGGCCGTCGATCGCGTCAACGGCGGCAGTGGCGTCGCCCTGATCTGCTCCACGGTCTTGGCAATCGCATCGAGCCGCGGCGCCAGCGCGGCGACCGACTCGGCGAGCGCGTCATAGCGCTTCTGCAGATCGCCGGGCTTGGCGGCATGCTGCGTGTCCTCTTCGGTGCCTTGTTCCTCTTCCTCGGCGCCGGGCTTGCTGCCGTCCATCATGCCGGCGCCGGGGCAGCCGACGCCGGCCGCGGCGATCAGATGATCGTGCGCCTCCTTCAGATGCCCCATCGTCTCTTGCGAGTGCCGCCCGCCGGCCTTCTCGGCGTCGCAGACGGCGCCATCGGTCGCCTTGTGCAGCGCGTGGTGCGCCACGTCCATCAGCGCCAGGTGGCCCTTGCCGCGCTTGCCGAGCACCTCGGCGATCAGTTCGAGCACGGCCTTCTGCGCGGTGTTGACCGTCGTATAGGCGCCGGGCCGATATTCCTGGGCCGGCGGGCTCGCCGTCGGCGCCCTGTGCCCGGCATTGTGGCCGGTGTCCTGCGTCGAATCCTCGCCGCTCGACTCGTGCGCGCCGGCCGCCTTCATGCACTCCATGCAGTCGTCGAGATGATCGGCCGCCGCCTTCGTCAGCCCCGGCAGGTCGCGCGCCGCCCTGGCGGCATGATGGGCGACGTCGAGCAACGCCCGGTCGCCGGCCGAGTGCCGCGCCTTGGCGAGATCGGCGAAATGCTTGGCGCGGCCGGCATGCCCCGACTTCGTAAGGCTCGACGCGATCGCCGCCATGCCGACGATCTCGCCGGCATCGGACATGTCCTCGCTGTCACTCTTGATCTCGGCCGTCTCCTCGGCGACGAGCGCATTGAGGAACCCGCACAACTCGTCGACGATCGCCTCCAGCCGCTTCGGTTGCTCGCTGTCGTCGCCCTCGATGATCGCCTCCGTGGCGAGCGCATCCTTGAGCCAGTCGAGTTCGAGAATGATCTGCGCGATCGAGCCGACATCCCAGAGGTGCTTTTTCAGCTCGGCATGCGCCGCCTTTTCGGCCTCGGGCGGCCCCTTCGGGTCGATCTTGTCTTTCCAGGCCGAGACGATCTTCGACTTGATATGGCCGACCTCTTCCGAGGAGTATTTGCCGCTGTTCTTCGGCTTGTGAATGTAGTTCCAGGCGGCGCGGATATGCTTTTCGCTGTCGAGCGGGTAGCGCTTCTTCTTGTCCGACTGGTAGCCGGGATCGGCATATTCGACATCGTCATAGGGCTTCGAACCGTCGCCCGGCTCCCCGGCCTTCGCCGGGGCAGGATCGCCGCCCTTGGCGAGCGCTTCGAGGCGCGCGATGGCGGCCGTGAGCGCGGCGACGGGGTCGGTCAGCGTCGGCGTCGGCGGTTTATCGATGATACTGCTGCGCAGATCCTCTCCACTCCGCTTCCAGCAATCAAAGACGGCTTCCGGGTTGGCCGGCCGGTCGACGAGGCTGATCTCGTCGAGCCGCAGCTTGTTGATCGTCTTGTAATCGCCGGCGGCGCGTTCGATGACCTTGCCGCCGATCGAGAAGCCGTTGTAGACGCCCTCGACGACCTTCTCCCAGGCCCGATCGTCGACGACCTTGGCGCCGAGATAGAGCCCCTTGTCGTCGATCTCCGCATTCTGCGCCTTGCCGACCGCGGATAGCTGGTGCATCTCGCGGATGTTGCCGAAGCGCATGTAATCGCCGAGCGCTTCCTGCAGCGCCTCGCGCTTGACGACCTCGCCCTGGTCGTCGCGCGCCTCGGTGGAGGCATAGCCGTAAACAAGGCGCTTCGCCGCGTCGACTTTGGCGATCGGCAGATAGATTTTCATCGCTCGAAATCCCTCAGTTCTGCGGATCTGCCCCGGCGGCGGGGGGCGCCGGAGGCTGGTGCTTCGCCTCCGGCAGCAGCACCGCGGCGAGCCCGGCGATGGCGACGATCGCCGAGACGGCAGCGTTCAGCGTCGCATCGGGCACGTGAATCCCGGCCGCCGCGAGCACCGCACCGGCGCCGGCATAGGTCGACGGCTCCCTCAGCCGCGCCAGCACGAAGGCGAGCAGGTTCACGATGTTTCTCCCATCACAACACGGCCGCGGCGAGCCACCCGCCTGCCAGCCCAAGCCCGAGCGACAAAAGCGTCCGGCACGAAACGGCGAGCCCGCCGATCAGAGCGCTCATGGCCTCGCTACTGTCCCGGCGCGAGCAACTGGAGCTTGCGGGAGTTTGCCAGTGCTGCCGGTGCCGACAGGGACGTCTCATCGCATGCGAAGCTCAGCGCTCCGGTGGCAACTGGAAACGAAATCGTTCCTTCTGCCTTGCAGCCAGGCGGTACGGTTATGCCACTCAATTGCCCGTTTGGCGCTACGATGCCTTGGCAGCCGGCCACAGCCAGTGCGCCAACGAACGCGAGCGCGGTGAAAAGGCCCGCGGCTCTTACCGAGAACCGTGTCTGTTCCATACTGAATACTCCTTCAATTGAATTACGGCCGATCATTGGGGACCGGCCGGCTCATCAGGCGCAGCCACGCCCGTAGCCGCGCCAGACGCAGCAGCAGATTGGCGCGCCACAAGCGCATCACGCACCGCCTCCATCAAGTGCAGCATGCAGCGCAGCTGGCGCTGCTCAGCCTCGCTCTGCCGCTTGTGCGCGGCCGCCTGCTTGTCGAGCGCATAGCTGATCACCGCGCTGGCGAGCGACGCTTCGGTCGACAAAAACAGGTTGAGCCGACCGAACTCCGGGTCATCGAAATGGACGAGTCCTGGCCAGATATTCCAGCCGATCCAGCCGACGATGATGGCAAACAGGCTGATAACGAACCAAGGGCTCGCCCGAAAACGCGCGTAATAGCCGGCCGCGCGACGCGCCGGCTTTTCGTCAGCGGGGGCCACCGACGAGTCTCAGCGTGTAGAGGACACCAATGAAGACAGCGATCGCCCCGCACCAGAGCGTGCCGATCGCGCTTCTCGACCGAGCCAGCTCCGGCGCCCGACCGTTGACTGCCGGCTCCTCGAGGTGCCGGCGGATCTCGATGATGTCCGCCTCGAGCAAGGCAGCGTGCTCAGTAGGCATCGCTTTTCCGCTCCGTTTTTCAACGGCCGATGATGACGATTCCGCCGGGGCCGAAACTGTAATCCTTGGCCTCGAAGGTCATTGTGCGTTTGCCGTCCTCCGCGATCTGATCGGGCCCGCGCTGGCGCATCACGCAGACGCCGGTGTCGCAGTCGGCTGAGACCACCGAGCCCGGCAACTCCTCATGCGTGTCGAGCCGCACGACGCGCCAGCGGCGGCGTTCCGCCTCAGGCGCATCGGACGGGATCTTTCGCGGAAGCATTTATTGGCCGAGCACGGCGGCGACCGCCGCTCCGACCACGATCGGCAGCCTCATTGTCCCTTCCTCCTGGCTCGGAAGATCATCGCACCGGCAGGTCGGCGCTGGCCGACAGGGTCCGCCCGTCGCTTGTCAGGACCGTCGCCGTCATCAGATACGTCGCGCCGCTCGCCGAGGGTAAGAAGTTGCCGATCTGTGCGACGCTGAATTGCCCTTGCAGCGGTACGACAATATCGGTCGGCAGCGGGAAATAGAGCGGGCCGCCCATAGTGCCGATCTGCGACTGCACATCCGCTGCCAGCACATGGGACTGCGGCATCGGGTCCGGGTTGGTCAAAGCCCATGGCGCCTCCACGGCGCACGCCCAGCTCGTCGAGGCAATCGATGCCTCGGTGCCGACATCGGCCGTGAAGTCGAATGCCAGGTTGAGGACTTCGCCTGGTGCGATCGGGGTGAATGGCTTTGGACTGTGCAAGCCGTTTCTCGCTTCGACAATCATGATCCGCTGCGGCACGGCAAGGAGCCCGCCGCGCCCGACGAATTTGCGCCGCCGCTGCGGCGATCTCCGCCACTCGATCTGCAGATACGTGTTGCTGATCGGATCGGCGATCTGTCGCTGCATCCATTCGGTTTGGGCGTTGCGCTCTATGGTCGCTGTCGCGAGCCAGGCGGCGAGCCCGATCGGGTTGGCGCGGAAGGTCCCCGACCATTCGATCCGCAAATACTCGTCGCTGCGCTGCGGCAGCAGCGGCAGCGTCGCCAGCGATTCGATAGGTGCCGCAGTGCGCACGTCTTGTGCTATTGTAAGAGCGGCCTCGGCGGGCGCCGGTCGATCGGTCGCGACGCTGCCGCCGCTGGTGACCGGCGCGATCGGCGCAGTCCGTATCGCTGCCATGATCTCGGTCCGACCGGCGGCCTCGCGCACCAGGAGCAGCAGCGCGGCGACGAGGCTCTCGGCCGGCAATGCCCCATCGACGAGGCAAGACGAAATGCTTTCGCCGCCCACCGGGAGATCGCGCGAGCAAAGCGCGACGACCTCGAAGCCGGCAAACAGATCGCAGCGCCGCGTCGCAAGGCCCTCGCCGGCGGCCGCGACATCGGCGATCCGCTTTTGCAGGCTTTCTGCCACGCTTGCAACCTCGCGCGCTGCCGTTGATGCCCCTTCGAGGGACGGTCGATGACCGATGACCAGCGCCGCGACCGATGTCTCGACCGGCGGAGCGCAGTCGGTTCGCAACAGCGCGGTAGATTCGTTCGTCGACAGAGCATCGGCGCAGGCGCCGGCGAGAAACTCGATGACGGACGGCGGCGTATGCTGGTAGGCCTGCGTCTCGATCGGCGCCGTCCGGTCGATGACGATTGTGCGAACGAGTTCGGCCGGCAATGAGCGGCTAGACCACGGCGTTCCGAGGATCTCGATCGGCGGCCATCGATCGGTCGCGAACATCGTCCCGGCCATACCCGCAAGCGCCTCGAGCGGCATGCCGCCGCCGTAATCGGGGCCGAAATCGTCGGAGAAATCGTCGCTCCACTGCGAGACCATCAGCTCGGCCTCGACATTTCGGGCGGACTCGGACCCAATCCAAAAATCGGCAGTGACCGCCGTCATCGGAGAGTCACGGAAGCGAGTTTTCGGCCGAGACGCTCAAGGCCACGAACAGCGCGGTCGAGCCTGCCGCGACCGAGACCGGCATGTTGACAGTGAGCCCATCGATGGCGACGCCCGAAGCCGGATAGATCGTCAGCGGGTTCGCACCTTGATTGGCCACCGCATAGAGCTGGCCGGCGACCGGCGCCATCAACTCGACGCCGGTCCCGCTCGCCACCGACGTGACGGTGCTGAATTGCGCGGTCAGCGGCGTTGCCGTGCTCTGACTGTTGCCGGCCGCCGACACGCCGGCACTGATGCCAGGTACCGCGCTCGCTATGAGATCGCCGAGCTTCGCCGGGGTAATGCACTTCGCCGACAGTCCCTGGGCCGCACAGGATTGTCCCAACTCCGTCTGCAGGGCCGTCTGGCTCTTGATCGTCTGCGCCTGTGCCATGGCGCCGAGCAGCGCCAAGCCCGATGACAGGAGCAGTGCTCGCCGTGTCAAGCGCGCCATCGGCCGCATCAGGTGGTGGTTCCCTGCGCCCGCAGATCGGCCGAGCCCTTGTACGCGGCGGTGCCGGGATTGAGCGTCAGCCGCAGCCACACACCTTGCGCGCCAGCGGTGTTCGGCGCCGAGCCGGGGGGCAGGTTACCCGCACCCGGAACACTGACGAGGGCTGGCTGGGTGACGAAGCTGCCGGCACCCGAGGCCGGCGCCGTCTGCCGGTTGGTCGACGTGTTCGTATCGTCGAGCGAGGTGCAGAGTGCCAGATCGAGGGCCGCACCCGACGGGAGGCTCGGCGTCTCGCTGGCGATCTCGATCTGAGCCCCGGTCAGCGCCGTCGCCGTGTTGTTGTTGACGATGAAGACCTTCTCGTAAAAGATCCGGGTCCCTCCGGACGGGATGTCGGCAGCGGCCGTCGAGAAGCAGCGGATGACCGCCGTCACCGCATTCGGGCCGATCTCGAACAGCATGCCCTGCAGAATCTTGTAGGTGGTCGTGTTGTCCGGGACCGTACCCCAGTTGCGGTTGACCGCGATGACGTCGGTGCCATAGCCGGAGACGGCGATGACCTGGCGCAGCTGGTTTGGTCCGGTGCCGCCCTTGGTCCAGACCAGCTGGCCGATCGCGACCGAAGCGCCGTCGCCCGATTGCAATTTCATGAGCGCAGGGGTGACGCCCGAGGCGTTTGCAGAGCCCGTCTGGCAGGTGTGGATCGTTGTATCGGTCGTCACCGACGAGGACGGAATTACGCAATTGTGTGCGGCGAGCCCCACGTCACCGACTGCGGCGGTGCCGCCGGGGTTGGCGACGGGGCCATTCGCGGTGGCGCCGGAGAGCGCGGCGTACAAGAGCCGCTCGTAGCTCTGCGAGCCGGTGACCCAATTCTGGCCGTTGAGCGTCGCCGTGTAATTCTGGATGGCACCGGTGCCGTCGCGGCCGTAGACGGTGATCTTGGTCGCCGTGTCCGAGGCCGCCGACGAGATCACGTCGCAGGTGCCCGCCGGACTCACGTCGTAAAAGGCGATGCGCCGGGTGAGATCCGGCGCGCCGCCGACGGTGACGCCGTCTGCCTCGGGCATGTTGGCCGAGCCATAGGCGACAATGTCCGAGGGAAGGACGCTCATTCATGACTCCTTCGGTTCTGACTGGGCGGCGTGCCGGCCGGGCCTCGTCCCGATGCCGGCCGTGTACACAAAACGCTCTCGGCAGATCACCGAGCGCGGAAAATCACTGCCACGCTGAGACGCGCGCAGTTCACGTGCATCGACGAACGAGCGTCGCCGGACCGATACTTGTTGAGTTTGCCGGTTCCGGGCTTTTAGGCAGTCCCTCGACGAGATCGCTGACGGGCGCGGTCGCCGCCCGACTCAATCCGCGAAGACGGGCTAGGCTGGGCTGCGACGACCCTCGTGGGGACGGGCTTCGCCGCCTTGGCAAAGTTGCATAACAGCGGCTGGCCCGTCGCTGGCGTCATCGCCCACCAGTCGGTTTGCCGCGGCGTCAGCGACCGGATTCATGCCGAGTTCGTTGCGCGCCTCGTTGCGAGTGATAATTCCTTGCTTGACGAGGGCCACTAGCATCGTCGCCTGATCCTCGGGGTCGAGTGGGTCGCCGGCGTGCCAGACGAATTCGAGATCGTCGTGGCCCATGTAGCGCTGGATAACCCGATCAACGAGCCGCTTCGTCCACGCCGTTAGCGGTCGATTGCCCTCGGCGATCGCGGCCTCCTGCATCGTCTCGCCGGTGGCGCGATTGATCTGACTGACGAGAGCCGTCGGCGGCAACGAATAGACGTAGCAGATGACGCGGGCCAGCCACTCCTCGAACTCGCGGTCGATCGGACTCGATTTGAACGCCTGATATTTGGCCCCGGCCGGCGTCCAGATAACCTTGTTACGCTCGGCGAGATTACCGGCCAGGAGTGTGTCGAACCATTCTTGGAACTGACGGATCTGCTCCGCGTTCCAGCCCTCCGGTGCCGATATCAACCCCTCCGGCAGATTACCGTCGGTATAGTAGGCGAGCTGGCTCAGGGCTCGCCGCAGTCCAATATTGATGTAGAGCAGCACCTGCTCGACCGGCCCGAAGCCATACATGTGGTTCGATCGCCGGTTGCGCGGTGCATAAAGCAACTCCTCGCTTGTCAACAGGCGCCAGGGTCGTCCGTGGATCACCTGTTCATAGGCCGGAGCCGGCGGCGTCGGGCGGCGCCCGGTATCATCGACGAGAAGCTTGATCGTCGCGCCGTCGACGACATCGAGGGCGATCAGATCGCCGCCGCGGTTGCGCCGGATCTCAAAAGCCGGGGCGTCGATCGTCAGCACGTCGTGGATCGCCACCCGCAGCCAGGTCGAAAATTCGGTCTCCCCATCCGGCCGGCGCCAGAAGTCGGTGAGGGCCGCGATGCGGCGCGCCGCATCGGCGCGCGGGCTTGTGGGATCGCGGCTGACAATCGTCCATTCGAATTGTTCGATCTGATCCTTGCGCGTCTCCACCGCCATCGCGACGAGGTAGTACCGAGCCAGCGCGCGCAATTCCTCGAAGCCGACCTCCTCCCACGCGCGCGGCGTGTAGACGAGGTTGTAGCCGACCGGAAAGTCCCAGATCCGCGCTCGCTGCCAGTCAGTCGGGACGAGCGGCGCGCCAGGTGAAAAGAGGCCGGTAGGATCGAAGGCTGAACCGGTTGCCGCCCGCACCTGATGGCTGCCCGGATTGCTCGTCGGGGCGCCGCCCCAGCAGTATGTGAACGGCGAACCGACGGCGCTGCGATGCGGCTGCGACATCAGAAGCCCGACAGCGCCGTGCGCTTCCAAGTGTTGGTTGCCGTGCAGACGTAGAGGTAGTTGGAATCTTGCGCGAGTTCCGAGGTCTGGCAGGCCGCGCTCGAACTCGCGGGTGTCATCGACGGGATCAGCCCGCCGAGGGTGCCACGGCTGATCGGCGTCATCGCCAGGACCCGAAAATTCGTGCCGTCGAACTGCAGCACGGCGGTCTCGTAGTTCGCTGCGAGCGTAAACGAGGTCACGGCGCCTTTGGTGCCCGTCAGCAGGATCTCGCCGCCGGACACGCCGTTCGTCTGGACGCTCATCACCTTGCCGTTATCCTGGGCGATGCCGACCGTCCAGCCCCGCGCAATGGCCGTGGCGGACGGCAAGGTGACGGCCATGAAGGGCGAAGGGCTGTTGAAACTGGAGATCATGTTGCCATCATCGGCCGCAGCCGCGGCATAAGCGGACGACCCCGCGGGAAAGCTCCAGCGGTTTATCCCCGAACTGCCGAGCATGCCGAGCGCCGCGGCTGTGGCCGGTGTCGCCGAGACGATGCGGAAATTGCTGGAACCGTCATATTGGATCGCCATGAACTCATAGGCGATTTGGCCTGGAAACCCGCTCGCCATCGTCACCGCTGTGGTGAGGGCGCCCGATCCCGGATAGAGGATATGGCCGCCGGCGGTCGCATTGACCTGCACTGCCAGCCCATTACCGTTATCGGTGGCAAACCCGATGCTCCAACCATTCGGCAAGCCCGTCGTCGAGGGCAAGGTGACCGCGAGACCGCCCGCAGCGTTGTAGCTCGACAGCGTATTGCCATTGTCGGACGCTGTGGCGGCATAGCCTGAGGCCGACGGATAGAGCCAGTTCGACGGCCAGGGCGGCGGCTCGAAGCCGTTGGCGAGCCGGGTATTGCGGCTCATCGACATGACCCGCCAATTGTTGCCGTCGGACTGCAGGCGGGCGTATTCGTAATTGCCCGATCCGAGATTGACGGTGGCGAGCGCCCTGCCGCCGGCAAGGATGCGGGCGCCGTCTGGCGCCGCGATTTGCATGCCCTTGCCGTTGTCAGTGGCGAACGCCATCGACCAGCCGGCATTGACACCGACGATCGCCGGAAGGGCCACGGCGAGCGCGGCGCCGCTGGCATTGTAGGAACTAACCGAAAGACCGTCGTCGATCGGCGCGGCCGTGTAAAACGCGCCGGCCGGAAACAGCCAATTGTTGCGCGATCCGGTGCCGAGAACGCTGATCCCTGTCGACAACGGTCCGTAATTGACCACTTCGCCGCCGTAGTTCGGATTGACGAGCGTGTTGCCAAGGCTCGCCGTGGCGCTGACCGCGGTGGCGCAATCGAGATAGGGCGAGATAAACGTGTTGAGGCCATTGTGCGGCGTAGTGATCGACAGACAGACCGGTGAGACCTCGAGGTCGAGCGCGCTCAGTGTGTTCGAGTAGTCGTAACCGTTTTCGAGCACGATCGAGCGGCCGCCGGAACCGCTCGCTGCACCGGAACCGGCAATCGACGAGAATTGTGTTTGTTCGAGGGCGATGCCGGCGGCCCCGCCGGCACTGTCACAGACCGCGAAAATGTCGCTGTCCAGCACATAGTTGAATTGGCAGCCGCCTGCGCCCGCGGCCGACGAGCTGTTGTTGACGACGAGCTGGTCGATCTTCACCGAATTGTGCGCGTCGGAAAAATCACTCTTGCCGAGAACGACCGCATAGGCGGCGGTGGCGGCGTCGACAAACAGCGTCCCGTCTTCCTTGAAATAAAAGCAGTTGGCCGGCGTCGACGGGGTGCCGCCGGAGCACTGGACCTGCAGTACGGGCCCGGCGGCGATCGTCCGGCCGTCGAGGGTTGCTCCGTCCGAGATCAGCCGGAAACCCGCATTCGCGACGCCGGCATAATCGAGCACGATCTCGCTGGCCAGTTTATAGATGCCATGCGGGATATAGAGCGGTTCGCCGGTGGAAATCGCAGCGTTGATCGCCGCGCGAAATGCCGCCGCCGAGTCGGTAGCGCCGGTCCGGTCGGCGTCGTATGGAGGTTGCGTGACATCGACCCATTGCGGCGTGGCCGCTGGCGCCCGGCTGCCCACTGCGCCAACCAATAGTCCTCCGAGGGCAAGGCCTGCGAGGGTGCGCCACGAGGCTCGCATCACCACCTCCGTGCGGCGAAGGCCTGTCCGGTTTGCGAGCCGTAGATAGAAACTGGTCCGGCCGCGCGATACCCCGAAGGAGTCGCAAAGGCGGTGCCCGGCGAGATCGGTATCGAAGCGCCGCCGGCGCTTGCGCTCGATACATCGCATACATATAGCATCGCCGCAGAATTGTTGGCGACAAGATAGCCATTGATTGGCGTCGCGCCACCGAACAGGGGCTGTGCACCACCGCCGGCAACGATCGTGCCGCTGCCGTCGACTGCCGGATCCCCTGCCGTGCTGATGACCGGCAGCGGCGTGCCGGCGCAGGCGGGGGCTGCTATCCCGCCGATCAGTGTCGCTGCGACATGCATCGGCACGAGGTTGCCGCCACTGTCAAAGCCGGTCGACAGCGATTGCACCTGGGTGTTGGCATCCTTGACGAGAAGAGGCAATACCGAAATCCTTATAGACGACCCAGTCGAGCGTTCGCGGATTGCGCGGCGACGCGGTCGAATCCGCCGGTCACCTGTCATCCGGCTGATGAGGCTCGATCGCCAACCTGCGACCAGGGACGCTGCGGCGACTGGCCGGTGCGCCTGCGGATGCAGGCAATCGGCTGCCTGCCAGTCCTCGGCACCGATCGTCACGCGGGGACCTTGTAGTGCCCCATCTCGGCCAGGGTGACGGTCTTTTACCAGTTCGATCCGGATTTGTCAAGATGTGTATTCTGCTTTCCGCAACATATCGCCATCCTGGAAATGCGCCGTCAGCGCGCCGAGCACGGCGATCAAGATCCCCGAAGCCGATTCCTGGCTCACGCGGCGTCCGTTCCACAGCTGATCGAGTGCCCACGCTTTCAGTGAGCGTTCGCAGCCGACCACATGCCAGAGACACGACCCTCCTGGCGAGGCGACACCGCCAACGGCGCGGACCGTTCGCCAGACAAAATCACGGGCCTTCTCGATGCGCCAGCCGGTCTCGTCACCATGTTGCCCGACGCTACGGCCCCGGGTCGGCCGAGACCAGTCGACGGCTCGCAGGGGATCGAGCTGAGCGATCGCGAAGCGTTTTCGGAAATCCTCCCCGGCCTGCCGCATCGCTGCGGTGATCGTGCCCCGCCGCTCCATTGCCAGTAGCGTATCGATTGCACGATGCGGCCGCGCGATGGCGCCTCGCGCATCGCTGACGGGTCGATCCAGCCGCTCGACGAACCCGTGGCGATAGCGCTCGGGGGTTGGGCCAATGGCGGTGTGGGCAGAAACGGCGGAAATACGGTGCGGTGCTTCTCTGGACATGCTCACCATCCGGCACAAAAAGAGAACAACTCGGTCACGAAAGCGCCCGTACAGCCTGGCTGAGGCGCTCCAGAAACGGTCGGGAGGGCGCGGCGCCGTGCCAGCCCTGGCGGCCGCCGACCGCGCGGGCGAGCGCTTCGACCTCGCGCAGGCGCGCCGTCTCGGCCGAAGTACCGGATGCCAGATGGCAAAGCGCATGATGTTCTCGGCAATATGACGATCGTGGCTGCCGCGGCAGATCACAGCGTTGCCCGGCAGCGCCGATCCCCAGGATATAAGCACAGCCCACACCCACAACCACAGGCTGCGGCATCAGACGATTCGACATCGACACCTCCTGCTGCGATCAAAACGCTTGCTACGATCGCATCGAGATGATAGCATCACATGTGATGTTGTCAACACCGAAATTAGGGAAATAGCATCATCATGGATTCCCTGTGGTTCCACCGGGCCTTGGAGCGCGCCGGCGCCTCCCAGGCCGATCTCTCCCGGCACCTACGCCTGGCGCCTTCGGCCGTTTCGCGCATGCTCAAGGGCGAGCGGCAGATGAAGCAGCTCGAAACCGTCCAGATCGCGGCCTTTCTCGGTGTGACGCCGGAAGAAGTGTTGCGTCACGCGGTCGAGAATTCGTCGCCGTCATCCCCGGCAGGCACTCAGCGGCCGGGGCGCGGCCGACCGCCGTCGGCGTCGTCCAACGCCGGCGACCGGATCCCGATCCGCAGCGCCGGGCGGGGCGGTACCGACCAGGAGATGTTTCTCGACGACGGTATCGGTTATACGGCGCGGCCTGCCAACCTCAGCGGCGTACGCGAGGCGTATGCGATCTACATGGTGGGCGACAGCATGGAGCCGCGCTATGAGCAAGGGTGGCTGTTACACGTGAACCCGTTCAAACCACCCAAGCGCGGTCGAGACGTGGTCGTCGTCAAGCAAGGCAACGCCGTGCTGATCAAGCAGTTCGTCGGCTGGGAGGGTGACAATCTGGTGTTGCGCCAGTTCAATCCACCCGACACACTGCGCATTCCTCGCAACGAGGTGCGTGAATGCCACCTCGTCGTCGGCGCCGCCTATGAGGATTGA